CGAGCCGATTAAAAATTTCAGTGATGCAATTGAACTTGGCTATGAAACTGAGCTTGAATTATATGAGAGCTACAAAAACTGGTACAGCGAAGCTGATAGCGATCCCGTGGTCCAGCAATTCTTGCTTCAGTTCCTCGAGATTCAGCGCACCAGTGTTGGCGAGTATGGCGATCTCTTAGCCCGCATCCAGCTTGTAGATCAAGACAAGGCTGGAATGTTGCTAATCGATCAGGAGATGGGCGGCTGAGATGACTTGTACCTACACCTTTAAACGCAAGGATGGATCGACTGAAAAGATTGTTGGCCAGCCTGCGCTTAAAGCGTTTCTGGTCAAGGGCGGTCTTGCTGAATTCCTACCTGCTCGAGAGTTGCCGGCGTTTAGTAAACGCCAAACAGAGACGCCGGAATTCAAACGGTTCTTTAAAGACAGCAAAGTAGTGGATGTTAACGGCGAGCCGCTGGTGGTGTATCACGGAACAAACGCTGATCAATCAGGCGAGGCTTTTACGTACTTTGATACTTACGCATCGAACTACGGACTGATGGGCATGGGCGGGTACTTTACAGCAGACCCGAGTGTGGCAAGCAGCTATAGCAACAAGGGACGAGGCTCTAGCCCCAGTGTCTACCCCGTGTTTCTTTCAATCAAGAACCCTCTGGATATGGACTCACTGGCAGACGCCAGTGCATGGAAAGAACAATTCGACGGCATTGACGCGTATCACAATGGTGGGACCACCAACGAAAGCTGGTATCGAGCAGCCGAAGAAATGATCATTGATCAGCAGGTACCCGATTACGAAGGCGCTGAGATGATGCAAGAGGGTCTGCGTAGTATGGGTTTCGATGGCATTACTCACATGGGTGGCGGTCGTGTGAAATCTGACGGCGTAAAACATCGCGTCTTTATTGCCTTTGATCCTGAGCAAATCAAATCCGCCACTGGCAACGTCGGCACGTTTGATGTAACCAATCCAGACATCCGCTTCCAACGTCGTGAAGGCGACATCGGCGACGCCTTGCAAGACCGCGTCGATAACGACTTCGATGCATTAACCGAAGAGTACAACAACCTCAAGGGCACAGACGGCGGTAAGGTGTTGGACGCTGACATTGCTCGAGAGCTGTCGCCAGAGTACCGCGCAGATCGTTCGCGTGCGTCCGAGGTGCATGAGGCCGTAGGTAATTTCATCGACAAGCTTTACGCAAAGCGCGTTGAAGAGATTGGCCCGAACGGAGTCGTAGCATTCATGGCTGGCGGCGGTGGAGCTGGTAAGTCTAGCGTGCAGAAGTTCTTAGGCGACCGCCTTAATGCAGCGGACATCGTTTACGACGGCACCATGTCCAGCTACGACAGCGCGAAGAGGCGTGTCCAGTTGGCGCTCGACGCCGGTCATGGCGTGCTCATCTCCTACGTCTACCGCGACCCAGCAGAGGCCGTAAAGAACGGCGTATTCCCAAGAGCAATGAAGACCGGGCGCACAGTCCCAGTCGCTGCCTTGGTCAAAGGGCATGCCGGTTCCAGTGAAGCCATCCGCAAGTTGCAGGAAACTTTCGGCGACGATCCGGCTTTTGAGATTGTTGCAATTGATAACTCCCGTGGCCCAGACGGCGCAGAAGTTGCGCCACTTGCAAGTATCCCTCGTGTTAAGGTAGAGGGGTTGAAAGAGAGGTTAATAGATGTCACCAATGAAGAGTACGAAGCCGGCCGAATCAGCGGCATCATCAGCAGAACCACGCTCGAAGGCTACACGCCCGGTCCCGGAAGCACTGCGACTAAAGCTGCACCGACTGAAGGCCGGCGTAGAGAAGGCGTTCAAAGGCGGCGCGAGCTTGGCGGAGAGCGAGACACCGTAAGCTTTAGCCCGCGTAATATCTTTTCGCAGCCAGCGCCATTGGCCAACTGGACTGCACCGCTTCAGACTAAAGCAGACGATGTAATTTATAGCCTGCAGAATAAACAGATCGACACTAAGCGTGTCATCGAGGCTATTACTCAGTCTAGCGGAAAGATCGACAATGACTGGAATGCTTACCTACAGGAAGAGTTATTTCACGGGCGCACTGCAAAGCAAACTACTGACTTTCTCCAGACCGAGCTTCGGCCGTTGGTTGAAGACATGCAGAAGCGCAACGTCACTCTTCCTGAATTTGAAGAGTACTTGCATAACCGCCATGCCGAAGAGCGCAACAAGCAAATTGCAAAGGTCAATCCAAGAATGCTGGACGGCGGATCGGGCATTGATACTGCCGATGCGCAGGCTTATCTTGCCGGCTTAACTCCTGACCAAAGACGCGACTTCGCGGCATTGGCTGCGCAAGTTGACTCAATCAATCAGAACACTCGCGACTTACTGGTTAACTCCGGTCTTGAATCCCAAGATATTGTTGATTCATGGGAAAAAGCTTACTCAGATTACGTGCCGTTGTTCCGTGACGACATCGATTTTAGTACGCAAGGTGCCGGCGGTATGCGCACTGGCCAAGGCTATAGCGTTAAGGGTGGAGCTAGTCGCCGCGCAATGGGCTCAAAGAAAGCCGTAGTAGATATCCTCGCAAACATTGCCATGCAACGTGAGCGTACGATTGTCAGAGCAGAAAAGAACCGGGTTGCAATGTCGCTCTACGGGCTAGCTGTCCAGAACCCGAACACGGATTTCTGGTTAGCAGTTGACCCGGCTGGGCAGAAAGACCCGAACCGGGCAATGGCTGACCTAATGACTTTGGGTATCAGTCCGCTAGACGCGAAGAACATTATTGAGGAACCGAAGCAGCGTTACGTTGATCCGAATACCGGCCTTGTGGCCGAACGGATTAACCCGGCTATTCGCTCAAACCCGATGGTGCTTTCGACCCGCGTTGACGGCGTAGAAAAATACGTATTCTTTAACGCTAACGATGAGCGTTCGCAGCGCATGGCTTCGGCCCTAAAGAACCTTGACGCTGACCAGCTGGGCTACATCACCGCAAACTTTATTGCCCCGGCTACGCGTTGGTTTGCGCAAGTTAACACGCAGTACAACCCAATCTTTGGCGCGATTAACTTTATTCGCGACTCCAAAGGCGCAATGTTCAACCTGTCCACGACATCAATTGCTGGCAAGCAAAAGGCTGTTGCGGCCGGCGTATTCTCTGCGATGCGAGGAATCTACCAAGGCACAAGAGCGGAGCGCAAAGGCCGTCCTGCGCCAACTGGTTCTTATGCTCAGTTGTGGGACGAGTTTCAACAGGTGGGTGGCCAGACAGGTTACCGCGATCAGTTCGTCAATTCAGAAGATCGTGCAAAAGCTTTGCAGCGGATGCTTGATCCAGCGTCGTGGGCAAGCTCGCCTTTAGGCAAAGTGTTTACTGCTAACGGTACCTTAAAAGTACCAATGGAAGTTGCACGCAAAACAGCGGCGCCTCTTTTTGACTGGCTGTCAGACTACAACCAAACTATGGAGAACGCGGTTCGTCTGTCTGCTTACAAGGTTGCTCTGGACAATGGCCTGTCCAAGGAAGAAGCCGCTAGTATTGCGAAGAACCTTACCGTTAACTTTAACCGTAAGGGCCAGATAGCCACGCAGGCTGGCGCATGGTACGCGTTCTTTAACGCCGCAATCCAAGGCACCGCACGTTTAACTGAAACCTTGCGCGGTCCGGCAGGTAAGAAGATTATTGCTGGCGGTTTAATGATCGGTACGGCGCAAGCTTTTCTGTTAGCTGCCGCCGGGTTTGACGATGATGAACCGCCTGACTTTATTAAAGAGCGCAACCTAGTCATCCCTGTAGGTATTGGCCGTAAGTACATAACCCTGCCAATGCCCTTGGGCTTTAACGTCATACCGAATACCAGTCGGGTAATGACTGAGTGGGCGCTGTCGGGATTTAAGAATACGCCAAAACGAATTGGTCAGATTACCAGTGCTTTTCTGGAGGCTTTCAACCCGATTGGTAACTCAGGTTGGAGCGTGCAAACCCTAGCCCCAACAATCGTTGATCCAATAGCTGCGCTGGCTGAGAACAAAGACTTTACAGGTAAAAACATTGCGAAGAAAGACCGTAGCGAGTTGGCCCCAACGCCGGGCTATACCCGTACAAAAGATTCAGCAAGTTGGTTCTCAAAGCAACTATCGTATTACATGAACCTTGCGACAGGCGGCACCGACTTCAAACCCGGATTGCTTAGCCCAACACCTGACCAAATCGATTACTTGATTGGCCAAGCTACTGGCGGCGTTGGCCGCGAGGTAATGAAAATAGAACAGTCAGTTACTGGCGCAATCAAAGGCGAAGAAGTTGCTCCAAATAAGATGCCGATTGTCAGCAGATTTTACGGCGACGCTGACGCTACTACCAATATCTCCGGTAAGTTTTACGACAACCTGATTAAGCTTAACCAACACGAAGCTGAAATCGAAGGTCGTAAAAAACGCCGTGAGAGTATTGGTAGTTATTACCAAGACAATCCAGAAGCACGCCTATACGAGAAAGCAAACACAGCGGAATCGGATATTAAAGACCTGCGTAAACGCCTGAAAGAATTAAAGGAACGTAACGCGTCTAAAGAATCAATTGCTATCGTTAATACAAAAATTACCAGCAAGATGAAAAGGCTAAACGACATGGTAAGAGAAGCGGAGAAGTAATCAGTTATCGCTCATCAGGTAAACCGCTGCGCATATTGCTGCGCAGAATACCCCGAGACCGACTAACGTCGAGCCTAAGATAAATAAAAGAACAAGGTAGTTCATGATTGAGCTGCCAGTTCTTTTATCTTTGCTATTGTCATCCCAGTTGCATCGTGGATGGCGAGGATCGTAGCCGCTGAGATAGGAAGTATTTTATTTCGTATCCGACTAACTGTTGGCTCAAGAAGCCCAATCGCTTCAGCTAAGCCTGCGTTGTTTTTCAGGTTGTAGGTTTCAATCAAGTAGTCAAACAGCACATGACTTCTGCTTGCAGACCTGCCTCTTTTCCCAAGAGGCGCGGTCATCTCTGCTGCTCGTATGATCATCTCTTTTCTCCTGTAATTTTGTCTTTGATGCTGCGAGGGATGCGTGGCTTTGGACACCAGCCTAAACAATCATCAGTCCAATTACCCACGATCAGCACACCGCCGGGATTCAATAGCAGCAGGCTAACCGCACGCGGAGGTGGGTCAATATCAGGGTCTCTAAAATACAGCTGATCAGTTGTTACTTGAGCGATTTCGGTCATTGCGTCTTTCTATTATCTTTTGCCAGCACTCTCCGCATTTCCAGCGGCGCGTTAATCCATCCCTACTATGTACCCATTCGCCACCTGTACGCAGTGGCCGCCGCGAGGCGCAGTGGGTACAGAACCGCTCACCCGTAGACATGTCAACCGCGAGTGTCGTCTTTACTCTGTCCGTCATTTTTTACCCAATATTTAATCTCAACAATCTGCGCACACTCCCGCAGCTTTGATACGTTTGTGCGCTTCATTACCTCCAGCGCGATGGCAACGAAGGTCTCGATCTCTGCACGCTCTTCGTCACCCCATCCAATCAGCTCAGCAACACAGGTTTTAAGCCGCTCGTCTTTTAGCTTGGAGATCGCTTCAACTAAATACTCGAGCTCCTCATGAGGCAAGGCCGCACGCTCGTGCAATAGCTGCTTCATGCGGTTCGCATAAGCTGCAACAAAATCCCCGTCTGGTCTGATGCGTCTCATTTACCTACCCGGCAAGTTTTTAACCATGCAATAACATCGTCTTCCAGCCACAGCAGTCTGCCGCTGCCCGGTATTCTAAGCCTCGGTGGCAGTGACTCTGGCCGGCGTCTAGCATCAACCTTAATTGTTGCTGCGGTTCTACGCAATAGCGGTGATAGGTCTTCAGGTGTCAGAACTTTAGGTACACTCATCGGACAATTCCGCTAAGGCGGCCTGCAACAAGCTGCGCATAGCCGGCAATATCCACCCACGAATCTGCATAGTCAGGATCGCCGTTTAGTATGCGGGCGATCTTATGAGCAATCATTTCAAGGGCCTCTCTTTGATCGCTATCCATCCTATTCCAACCTTCATGGACCTGCATCTCAAATTTGAGTTTCTGCGATATGCTTGCGTGGTTTTTAAACAGCCCGTAACGTAAGCCGCGCTCACTCAGAATTGCATCTACGTCGCCCATCAGTCAATCTCCTTCATGTAATACTGCGTTTCAAATCCGTCACCGCGCAACGGTAAGCCGGGTGCCCATGAGACCGGTCGGCCCATCACTTCCTCGGCTGTCTTCACGTTCCTCGGTCCGTCAATCAACTCCTCCATGATGATCTCGTCATGCACGGTCGTAAGCTGGGTGTAACCCTCGTCATCAAGTGCAAGCATTGACTCGGCAAGAAGGTCTCTTGCGATAGCCTGAGTGATGTTCTCTACCAATTTTCCGCCGTAGGTCGAGAGTCTGGTCCACTGCTTTGTCTTCTGGTCCATTCCCTCGTATGTGAGAGACCCTGACCGCGCAACAGTAAAGCTCGTGCCGTCAGTCTTGTCTCGCTTCAGGTCCGCCGTCTCGATGCGTGGCTTGGAGTACACCAGAGCGCGGCCTGACGGGAGATGGATCATCAGCATGCCCGACGTGTAGCTAAACTGCAGCTCGGCTTTACCGCCTGCCACCTTCAGCACGCGCACTGTCTTGTTAAGCACGGCAGCCTTGGCCGCAGCCTCGCAGTCGTACCAAAACTCGACGACCTCCGGGTTGGCCATACGCCATGCAACCTTGATCGGCTCGAGCTCTTCCTCAGTAAGACCCATGTCCAAGGCGCCCATCGTAATCAGTGCACCTGCTCCACCTTGGTAGCCTAGCGCCAGCTCCGCGACCTTGCCTTTGAACCGGTAAGGTGAACGCTTGTCTACACTACCGGGCGGCAGCTTGAACATCTGCTCAGCCGAAGCCTCATAGATTTTGCCGTGCGTATTGAACACCTCGAGACGCCACTTGCACCAAGCCAGCCAAGCCACGACGCGGGCCTCGATGGCGCTGAAGTCAACGATCACAAGCTTATTCCCGGGCCGTGCAACAAACGCGGTCCTGATCAACTGAGACAGGGTGTCAGGCACGTTACCGAATAGCATCTCAAGCTGGTTGTACTTGCCGGCCTTGACCATCTGACGGGCAAGGTCGATATCGCGAAGCTTGTTCTGAGGCAGGTTCTGCACCTGCACGAGACGGCCAGCCCAACGACCGGTGCGGTTGGCGCCGTAGAACTGGGTCAGGCCCTTGACCGCATGGTCCTTGCAGACAGCACGCTCCATCGCTGCAAACTTCGAAACGCTCGTCTTGCCTAGTTCTTGGCGCAGCTTGAGCACCCGACGCACAATCGCGCTGTCGGTTGCTTCGAGAATTTTAGGGACGTTCTTTTTAGTGATGTCGCTGATGTCTTCGCTTTCCTCAGCCTGCAACCAAGTAAGTAGCTGGTTGCGGCTGTTCGGATTAGATAGGCCAGTCAGCTGGACCGCCTCGGCGAGCATCCTCTCTTTGAAGATACCGTCGCATTCAATAGCATTCGTCACCAGCTTACGGTCAAGCATCAGACCGTAGGCGTTCATGCGCTGGTCAAGGGCCCACAGGCGCCACTCTTTTGCAGGGACTGGGAACTTGGCCAGCCTTGTGGCAATCGCCCTCTCAGCGACCACGTCGCCGGCGCAGTAGTCTACGAACAGCTGCCACTTAGCCGGGTCGTGATGCGGCAGGTTGCGAGTGCGGCCACCGTTCTTAATCGTCGGCTTGCATGGCAGGCAAAAGTAACGGATCAACTGCCAGCCGATTGACTTCTTTTGCTGGTCGGCTGCAAGGCCCATGACCTTACCGACATCAGCAAGGTTGCCGGGCAGGCCGAGGTATAAAGCATGCACGCTAGTACAACGCCACTGCGTTGTGTCAAGTTGCATTTGAAAGTGGCAATTCAAACAGGTAATCTCGAAGGCCGCGTTATAGGCAGCCTTAATGATAGCCGGGTCATTGATAGCCGAGACAACCCTTGCCGGCAACTTCTGTCCCATTGCCAGATCGACGACGGTCACTGGCTCGTCGTCGAAGGCATAGGCAAACAGCATGACCTCGAAGTCATCCGACTCTGCGTACTTATGCACGCCGCACTTTTTCAAGTCAACGCTGCTATAAGTCTCAAGGTCAATGCGTAGGGTTGTCACTCTGTCGGCTCCTCAACTAAAACTTGTGACTTATATTGCTCAAGTATCTCGAGGAACAAAGCGTCGCTCTGTTCGCGGGGCAACTTGTTCAACGCTTGCAGTACCAGCTCAACACCGGCCGGCACCATTTGGATACTGATAATTTGTGGTTTGGTCATCCGTTTTTCTCTTCTAAACGCTGGCGCGCGCAAGCTAACGCTTTGTCATTAATTTCAACACGCACGAAAGATTCTTCCGCGTAAATTATCTTTACCCCCCGCTCAGCATAAAAATTCACAAGCATAAGCAAGTAGTCGGCACTAATGTTTTGTAGAGCCCTTTCCAATCGAGGGAGCGCCTGTTTAGGCAAACGCAGGTGATTGGCTACCTCAGATTGGGTCCAGCCTGTTGCCGCTCGTGCTGTGCGTAAAGCGACTGCCAATTTACATCTTATTGGGTTCATAAAAATCCTTTCTTTTTAAAAGTACGGGGTCACCACGCTGAACGACGACCAGAAAGATGACGTGGCCCCCGCTGCCGGTGTTATGTGCGCCACCTCCGGCTGGGCTATTCATTAAGGACGTTTCCGAATTGCTTCGGCGCGACGTTTGTGTGTTGCGGCCAGCGTGGCCAAGTTGTACGGCACGACATAATCTTTGTATTCGCCGATGACCAAGCTTGCAGGTTGATCGAAAAATACACGGTCTTTAAACCATTTTGGTTCTTTAGTTTCTTGCATAGTGTTCTCCAATAAATTAGGTGGGGTACTCGCTGCGTCTGACTTCAAGACCTACGTTTTCGGCGTATCAGTCAGCATCCGCTTTCCCCCGTGAAATATTAAGCCAAGAAGTCGTCTGCGACCGCAGTGAATACGCTCGCGGCGTCTACATTACCGCCTGACAAACGCTCGCCGTCTTTGACTTTCTGGATAGCATCAAGGCCCGGAGAGATGCCCTTGTTCGTGCCACTGTTGTAGCCGTAGAAAGACACTTGCACGTTTGCATAGCAACCCGAGTAGACCGTGTCAGGGTCAATCACTGGCTGTACGTTCTGATCAACTACTACCGGACGACGGTTGTAGTTCGTGCAGCGCAGCAGGTACATGCCACGGTTCTCGGCGCCGGTGTATTTAAATTCACCGTCGTCGTTCTTCGTGTCACCGTCCAGCAAAGGCGACTTGATGCCGGTCTTGCCTACCTTCTGCGCGTCCTTTGCTTTGGCCGCGTCGATTGCAGCCTTGATGGCTGGCACCTGCGGGCTATTCTTAGGGATCAAAGCAGTCGTGCTCCAGCTGCGTCTGCCGTTGTCGCCGACTTTACCTTCGCCAAAGATGTACGCATATGAAAGGCGTGCATTGTTGAGGATAATTTTGTGTGCTTCTAATGCCATGATTCGCTCCTAGCGTTTAAGTGCTGAGTTACCGACTCAGCTACGGTCATCGGCAATCGCCGAAAATCCATGATTACTTTCTATTACTTCTCTCTTGTCTGCATTCGGCACCAGTACAGGCTTGCCGGTAGGCTTCTCAATCAAGTCGCCTAGCACTTCGTCAAATCGTTTCTTACCAAGGGCGGTGGCCATCGCGGTCAGGCCAAGTAAATTCCGCTCATAGATAGCCGCCTCTTTGAAGCCGTGTTCTTTCAACCTCTCGGCGACCAAGTCCTGACTCTTGTAACGCCGATTGCTACGACCCTCGACCAGCTTATAGCCGGGCACTGCGATACCCTTCTCGGCTTGCTTTAGTGCATAACTCTGCACGTCAGACACCCACTTCGATACAGTCTCGCCGCGCTCAAGGACCATCGCTATCTGCTCAAGTGTTAGCACCTCCGGCTTGATCATCGAGAAGCTTTGCTGTGCTAAGGCAAGGGCCTGCTCACTACGCGCAGCGCACTGGAAACGAGCCTTGCAAAAGCACGAAGAGCAATGATCGCCTGCAACAAATTCACCCTCTCCAGCCCAAGCAAGTGCTGCCTTTGGCTTGACTTCATTCTCAGCCCAAGAAAGCAGGTCATCGATGGCCAGCTCCTCGCTGCTATAGTTATCCAGTCTCGGCTGCAGGATGGTCATCCGTACGGACTTGATGTTGTACAGTAACGAATTCTCGTTATAGGCTCCGAGGCCATACAAACGCATCTGGCTATTGCCCTCGGCGCCAACGAAGATACCCTTCCCGTATTTCAGGTCGAGCACCTCAACCAGATCATCAGCAACAATCACCAAGTCGCCGGTGCCGAAACCTTCAGGCACCCACTTGCTAAAATCCAGACGGCGCTCAACTAAAATTCTCGGGTCCGAACAACGCTCGTAAGCTGCCTTGATTCGCTCAATGCCGAACTCGACAGCCTCCGTAACATAGTCGCGAAGCTCGGGCGTGTCAAAGTGCGAGTCCTCAAGCGGGTCAACTTCACGGCCGAGGAAGGTCAGCAGCTTTTGCTCAAAGACAGCATGCGCAAACGTGCCTTCCTTTGCAAACTCAGACTCGTCATCGGGGAAGTTCTCCTCGAGGCGGGCGCTAGGTGTGCAGGTCATCCACTTCTCAGACCCGGACGCAGACAGCTTTGCGTGTGCAGTCATTTGACTTTCCTTGCCAGTAGCATTGCGTCGGCCACGTCATAAGCCGCCATCGCAACGTCGATCTTAGGCGCCTCGTCACGGTAACCTAGCGGCACGAGTGCCTGCATGGCAAAGGCAGCAAAGATATCCCGCAGGTCCTGATCTTCTGTGTTGGTCATAACATCCCCTTATAAATCATTCGTGCCCAGCCGGCGACTAAACCAAGCCACAGACCGACAGCAAACGCGCTACCAAACCAAAGCACGGTGCCTGTGATTAAAGCCGATAAGGCTTGAATGGTTGACTCTTTCATCGCTTGATATCCGCGTCAGGTATGTACAACTTAGGCGCCACCTCAACCGGCTCTTCAGGGTCCGTGGTCTTACCTTGGCCCCACTCAATCGCGGCTTTGTATATCTGGGCCATGTGCGAGTGAAGGAACAAGCCGATGATCGCAGCCGGTGTAACTTCACCGGTTGTCACTGCATCAGGCGGATCGATGTCGCCCGTTGTCTTTACTTCGCCGTCTTCATCCCAGACTACTACTGTAACTTTTGCCATTAGATTTTCTCCAGTTCTGCCATAAAATCGCCGTACTCAGATGGCGCTACGCCGGACACGTTTATCGCTCCAAACTTTGTAAGCGCAGCCTCAATAACATCAAGCCTATTTGAATCAATTAACTTGGACATTCGCGCTCGAACAGCTTCAACAGTGATGACTGGCGCAGGTGGCGGTGTTGGCTCCGGCTCGGGCTCGGGTGTTGGCTCCGGCTCGGGCTCGGGTGTTGGCTCCGGCTCGGGCTCGGGTGTTGGCTCCGGCGCAGGCTTCTTAACCTTAGCCGGTTTCTTAGGCTGAACTGGGTTGCCGCCAATAATTGCATGGGGGCCCGGTTCTTCTTCGCGTACAGCTGCCATCGCTTCAAGGTAGCGTGCAGTAGCGAGCATCTCAGCGGGTGAGAAGATAGTAAGTTCCAACTTAATCATTTGCCATCCTTCTTATTATTAGTCGTTTATGTTGCAGTCACAATCGGGGTACTGAATCGCCTCCGGTGGTCTGTCTAATAAATTCTGAATCCTCTGCGCCAGCTCCGCTATTAGCGGATTCGAGAAGTGCTTATCAGACTCTTCCAGCAGTTCTTCGGTAGTGAAAGTGCGGTAGCTTGCCTGCATTACTTAAACCTCTTGATCGGTGTCACGTTGTCGGTTACCGTCTGTTCCTCGAGCTTCGCGGTCTTCGCCAACTCAGCCTGAATCTTTCTAAACCGTTTACGTATATCGGTCTTAGCAGCTGGTACCCACTTAAACTCAGAATCTAAAATGTTAAAACTAGGTGTCTTCTTAATCATGTGTCCTCCTACAAGTGAAGGGCATGATAGCATAGCTATCGGACACTGCAAGTCTTTTTTTGTACAATTTTGAGCTTGCGTTCATTTGATAGTATCGCTATCATCCAAAGCCATGAAACCTATCCAAATAATTCGTAAGCTCGGTGGTCCCACAGTAGTGGGCAAGTATCTAGGAATCCGCAGTCAAGCGGTAAGCCTGTGGTGTAGAAACAACAGAATACCTGCGGACCGTGTGCCGGCATTGGAAAAGCTGGCTCGCGATCTGGGGTTAGCTATTAGGGCCGAGCAAATGCGGCCTGACATTGCATGGCATGTACTGAGACAAGGCAAAAAATGACCGAGATAAAACTGTTTCTTACGATAGACATTATTCGAGCGGTGCTGGGAGGCGGGGAGATTCATTGCCCGCTGGAAGAGGAGGGGATTGAGCTTGTGTTGCTCTGTAAGCCAGAGACACAGGACCAGTTTAAGAACGAGGTGCAGAGGGCGATGTTGCGCTACCTACCCCCTGCTCCGAACAAACATTAACAATTGTCATGTCAAGTCTCTGCTTAGCAGAGGGTAGCCGCTGCTTAGCAGCGGATAGGCAAAAAGGAAAGAAATGACACGAGATGACATTATCCGCATGGCGCGGGAGGCTGGATTTGAGTCGAACTCATTGGGTATGACTTATACAAGCGGATCGCTTTTAGATTTGCTTGAACGCTTTGCCGAGTTAGTCGCAGCAGCGGAGCGCGAGGCGTGTGCGAAGGTTTGTGAAAATGGAACATTCTTGCATGACTTTTCACCAGAAGCTAAATATAGCAGAGCGTGTGCGAGAGGTATCCGTGCAAGGGGGCAGGTATGACTGACAACGTGATTCCTTTTGGCGGTATAACCCGATTGGACATTGACCCAGACCGTGTGCTTAGTAGTGCCGTTGGCAAGATGGACTGCGTGGTTATATGTGG